AAAGTCGGGGGATAACCCTCGCAGAGCAAGTTTCTTGGCTCGCATGGGCAACAATGCTGGTGCAGAGTACAAGGATGGTGAACCAACAAGACTGCTTCTTTCGCTCAAGGCATGGGGTGCAACCTCAAAGGCTGACGCAAAGGCAAAAGCTAAAGCTATCTCCGCAAGGAATAAGGCAAAAGCTAAATGAGAGCATTATCAGTTGGAGTTAGTCCCACAGCGGCAGTAGACACTACAGTCTATACCTGTCCGACTGGCTATTACTCTAAATTTATTGTAATGTATATACACAATACAGGCGGGTCTACCAAGCATATAACTGTTCAATGGTTTGACGCAAGTGCTAATACCACTCTTGATATATTGACTGCTTATGACTTTACATCAAAGACTTATTTGCAGTTTGATGGTAATGCTTACATCGTTTTTGAAGAAGGTGATAAGTTAAAAATTACAACACAATCTGCAAGCACATTCAGTTTTATAGCCACATTTGAAGAAGAAGGGTTGACAAGAACATGACCTACCTTGAACTTGTAAACGATGTACTCATAAGGTTGCGTGAGCCAACAGTTACCACTGTCGCTCTTAATTCGTATTCCACATTGATTGGTAAGTTTGTTAATGATGCCAAGCGTCAGATTGAAGATGCTTTTTCTTGGAATGCTCTGGGTCAAACTATTACTGTTACCACAGTAGCATCTACATCATCTTATTCTTTGACAGGTGCTGGTCAGAAGTTTCAAGTGATGGATGTAATCAATACCACAAGCAATGTTGGTCTTACAAACATCAGTTTTGTGGACATGAATCGTAAACTAAACTTTACGCCACTTGTTAACTCAATACCTACAGAATTTGCTTTTGATGGCGTTAATGCAAGCTATGACACCAAAGTAAATCTCTTTCCAATCCCTGATGGTGTTTACACAATCAAATTTGCTTTAACAGTGCCACAGGCTACCCTAGCATCAGATGCAACTGTTGTGCTTGTTCCTGACGTTTTAGTGGTTCAGAATGCCTATGCTCGTGCTTTGATAGAGCGTGGTGAAGATGGTGGCTTGTCATCATCTGAGGCATACCAGTTGTATAAATCTATGTTGTCTGATTACATTGCTCTAGAAGGCACTCGTTATCCTGAGAATCAGGAGTTTGTTGCGGTATGAGTAAAGCACTCCAAGTTTCTAGCGTATCAGCACCAGCTTTTCTAGGGCTGAATACACAAGACCCATCGTTAGAAATATCGAATGGGTTTGCTGGCATTGCTCTTAATTGCGTGATTGATAAGTTTGGTCGATTGGGTGCAAGGCAAGGATACCAAAACATCAATACATCTAGTGGTGCGTTAGGTGCAAATGTAGTAACAGTTATCCATGAGTTAATTCAAACAGACGGAACACTTACTGTATTGTTTTTTGGCAACGGAAAACTGTTTAAGTTGGGTTTGTCAACTGCTGGCGCTATAGCCGAATACAACATTGCTCAATATGGTTCTAATGCCACACCTCTTGCCGAATATACCCAAGGCATTGCAGGGTTAGGTACTATTCTTGAATTAACGTATGGCGGTGGCGGGACTGCACCAACATTTAATGCGGGAAATTGGCAAGCCGCAAGTCTTAACAATGTTGTGTACTTTTTCCAAATTAATAACGATCCAATTATTTATGACCCTGCTGTATCTACCACAACCTATCGCAGAGTAACTGAAAAGTCAGGTTACGTTGGTACTGTGCCAAAAGCAAACGTGGCTATCTCTGCGTATGGGCGTATTTGGGCGGCTAATACAACTACTAACAATACAACAGTATCGTTTAGCGATTTGTTGTCAGGTCATGTCTGGTCTACTGGTACAGCAGGATCATTAGATGTTTCTCGTGTCTGGTCTAACGGCTCAGATGAAATAATTGGGTTGGCAGCGCATAACGGGTTTTTGTTTATCTTTGGTAGACGGCAAATCTTGATTTATGCAAATGCCACAACCCCATCAACAATGACGCTTTCCGACACGATCTCAAGTGTTGGTTGCATAGCCAGAGACACAATACAAAATACAGGCAAAGATGTTGTTTTCTTGAGTGGCAGTGGTTTGCGTTCTGTTTTGCGAACAGTGCAAGAAAAATCTGCGCCGCTAGGTGACTTGTCTAAGAATATTAGAAACGATTTCTTAGCGACAGTTGCAAGCGAATCAGACACCCAGTTAAGGGCAGTCTATTCTGAACAAAATGGTTTTTACCTCTTGACTTGCCCGACAGCGGGAAAAGTTTTTTGCTTTGACACAAAGACAACTTTAGAAGATGGGTCTTATCGTGTAACGATATGGGACAGCATTGCTCCGCAAAGTTTTTGCTCTCGCCGCAATGGAGATTTGCTTATTGGTAAAACTGGTTTTGTAACAAAATACACTGGTTACCAAGATAACGGCTTGCCGTACCGCATGGAATACTACACAAACAATGCTGATTTAGGTAATGATGGGCAAACCTCAATCATCAAGAAAATTAAAATTCTTGTTGTAGGTGGCAGTAACCAAGCGGTATCAATATTTTGGGGCTATGATTTTTCATCAAGTTACCAATCGCAGACAGTTACCATACCAACTCAAGCTGTATTTGAATATGGCATTGCCGAATACAACATTGCACAATATGCAACTGGCATAATTTTGGAAGAATTAACTGCATACGGCAGCGGGTCGGGAAAAGTCGTTCAAACGGGATTTGAGATTAACATTAACGGGTCACCAATTTCATTCCAAAAGATTGAGATTCAAACCAAATCAGGCAAACTTGCATAAGGAGCAACCATGTCAAACTACACAAAAACAGTCAACTTTGCAGCTAAAGACGCACTTACAACAGGTGACGCTAATAAAGTTGTTAAAGGAACAGAGATTGATACCGAATTCAACAATATTGCAACTGCGGTTGCAACAAAGTACGATTCTTCAACCCAAGTATCATTGACTACTGGTGTGAGTGGGACACTTCCTGTTGCCAACGGCGGTACTGGCTCTGCATCAGGTGTTGCAGCATCTATCGTCTTGGCTGGTACGTTTAGCACAGGAACTTATGCTCTTAATTCTAGTAGCCTATTGCGTTTAGGCGCATCTAGCCCATCGGCTAATTGGAGACTTTACGCTAATAGTGTTAATCAAGGAACAGGACATCCAGCAATTGTTGCTGATAGAGAGAACTACGCTGATTCGTCTTCTTTATTTTGTAATGACACGACATCTGGCAGTGGTTCTAGAAACTTAATTGTTTTTGGTTTAAACAATACGGGATATGCTGCTATTTCAACAAACGGAACAACTATTACTTACGGCACAGGTTCTGACTATCGTTTAAAAACAAACGTAATGCCCTTGACCAATTCAACGGCTAAGGTAAAGGCGCTTAAACCTTGCTCATATAACTGGGTAAAAGCACCTGAAATTTCTAGCCAAGGCTTTTTGGCGCATGAGTTGGCTGCTGTTGTACCGCAAGCAGTTGTTGGCGAAAAAGATGCTGTAAATGGTGATGGTTCAATTAAATCGCAACAAGTCGATTTGTCCTATGTGATTCCTTTGTTAACTGCTGCTTTACAAGAAGCATTTGCTCGTATTGAGGCGTTAGAGGCTGCATGATTACGCACCACTTTAGTGATGGTCTGTATGCAAAGGAAGCTAGGTTTCCTGCTGGCACAGCCATCCTAAAGCATACGCATAACTTCAGTCACTTGTCTATTTTGGCTGAAGGTAAGGTTGCTGTTTTGCGTGGTGACGAGATTGATATTGTTAATGCTCCTGCTTGTTTAGAAATTAAGGCTGGATTGATTCACGGCGTTAAAGCGATTACTGATTGTGTTTGGTTTTGTATTCATGCCACAGACGAAAAAGACTTGTCTAAAGTGGATGAGATTTTGATTAAAGGGGATTGATATGCCTATTAGTGCAGTATTTAATTTTTTAGGGGCGCAAGAGCAAGCGTCTGCTACTGAGTCGGCGGCAAACACATCTGCGGCGGCTCAACTTGAAGCTGCACGAATTGCTGCTGCTGAAGCTAGGTTTCGCCCTGTTGGAATCACTACACGCTTTGGTAAATCAAATTTTCAATTTGGGATTCCAAATGTTAAAGCACCTGTTGCAACTGACTTTGCAACACCTGAAGAATTTGCGGCTGCACAAAGCGATTATCAAGGGCGATTGCTATCTGAAGGTCGTCTTACTGGTGCTGGTTATGAAGTTAGTCCTGAACTAAAAGCCTATCAAGATCGTTTAACTGCTCTTACAGGCGGTGCTTTAACGCAAGCAGAACTGGCTCAACAACAGTTTCAACCTTTGTCTAAGGCGGCTGGTGGATTGTTTGGTTTGGGTCAGCAGTACCTTGCACAGAGTCCCGAACAGGTTGCTTCTCAATACATGAGTAGACAACAGGATTTGCTTGCTCCTAGCCGTGAACGTCAGATGGCTCAGTTGCAGAACCAGTTGTTCCAACAAGGTCGTGGTGGACTGTCGGTAGGCGCTACAGGTATGCGCCCAAGTGGTGCGGCAGGATTAGGTGCTACTACACCTGAATTAGAAGCCTATTACAACGCTATGGCTCAACAGGATGCTCAGTTGGCGACACAAGCACAACAAGCTGGTCAACAGAATGTTGCGTTTGGTGCTGGCTTGTTTGGTACTGGTGCAAATATGTTGAATCAGTATCAAACTGGTCAAGTTGGCGCATTGAGCCCATTTACAACTTATTTAGGCGCTGGTTCAACTATTGAGTCACTTGGACAACAACCCTTGGATATTGGTGCACAGTTGGGTGGTAGAGCCGCTACTGCTGGCGCTAATGTTGGTCAATCTTTGTTAACTGGTGGTATGAGTGCTGCGGCGGCTAGACAAGCTGGTCAAGGGTTTAGTCCGTTGGCTGGCTTATTCCAAGGTGCATCTAGAAACCCAAGACTGCAATCTGGTTTTGAAAACGCTTACAACGAGTTCACAATGAACAGGAATATTGAAGGGGCAATTCCACCATCCGCAACTCCATTTTATAGTGGGGCAAGTCCATCACAAATGCAAACTATCATGGGCGAATACTACTAAGGAATAATCATGGCAGACTCAGCAATTCTCGGTTTATTTACTACTCCAGAGCAGTACCAACTTGCTCAACAACAAGCGCAAGAAGCGCAAGCTATTCAGTATGCAAATCTTAGCCCAATGGCAAGAGCAAACTATGGAACTTTTCGTGCTGGACAACAGCTAGGCGGTGCTATTGGCGGTGCTTTGGGTGGTCAAGACCCACAGTTACAGTTGATTGCTCGTAGACAGCAGTTGGCTAATCAGTTAGACCCAAATAATCCTGATTCTTTTATGCAAGTAGCAAAGATGGCGGCAGATACTGGTGACCAACAGTTTGCGATTGTTATTGCTGACGCTGGTAGAAAAGCGCAAAGTGAAGTAAATCTTGCAACACAAAGAGCAAAAGAAGCACAGTTAAAACCAGTTGTTGTTGATGGTCGTGTAATTAATCCTAATACTGGTCAAGTTATATATGAATCGCCTGCAAAGTTAGAAAAAGAAAAGTTTGTTGTTGTTGGTAATGCGCTTGTTTCTGAAGCAACAGGCAAAGTAATCTATGAAGGAGACAAGCCAGAAAAGTATTCTGATTTTGCTAGAAAACTTATTGAAGTTGGTTTAACCCCTGGAACTGAGCCATTCCAAAAAAGAATGCTTGAACACATCAATGCCGTGACTAAGGGTGCTAGTCAAGGCACAGGCAATGTAACTATTGGTGGCATCTCTATTGATACTGGTGCGGCGGCTAAAGAGGCAGGAAAAGTAATTGGTGGGAATATTGCAAATATTGAAAGTCAATTTTCTTTGCAAACTGGTGTTAGTGATGCTTTGAAATTAATTGATAAGGGTATTTATGCTGGAGCATATGGCCCTGAAAAAGGCTTTGTTGCAAAATATTCTGGTGGAACAATTGGCGACCCCAAGAAAGTTCAAAACACAGAAGTTTTCATGGCAAACATTGGTGAAATTGTTATTCCAAGATTGGTTCAATTTGGTGGTAATGACTCTAACGAGGAATTGAAATATTTGCAAAAAGTTGTTGCTGGCGATCAACGCTTAGAACCAGAATCTATGAAGCGTATTTTGATAAGTGCTGAAAAGAAAATTGCAAACAATATTCGCAGACTACAAAAGCAAGCAGAGTCAGGAAAAACTGGTGAAAATTTACCTTTGCAGCCAATGGAATCACTACCATCTCAACCAAAAGCAACTAAGCGGTATAACCCACAGACCAAAAAACTTGAAGTTATAACTGGAGAATAAGATGCCAAGCTATGTACAAGTAGGTAATGATGTCGTTGAGTTTCCAGATGGGATGACTGATGAGCAGATTGCACAAGCAATATCTGGTCAACCACAAGTAACTCCACCATCTTCAGGTTTTATGATGGGTTTGAAAGACCCAATTACAGGTGGCGCACAAATGCTACCTCGTGCATTGGCTGGAGTAACTTCTGGATTTGGCGCTTACCAAAATCCTGTTAGTCAGTTTTTTACCAGTGAAGCACAGCGTGTTGATGAACTTGCTCGTGCCGAAGAAGAGGCTTATCAGCAACAACGTCAGGTTCGTGGAGAAACTGGTTTTGATGTGCCTAGATTGGCTGGTAACGTCATCAATCCTGCAACCATTGTTCCTGCAACTAGGGCGGCTCAATTGGCTAGGGGTGCTGGTTATGGGAAAACTGCTCAAGCTGTAGCTGGTGGCGCTGTTGGTGGTGCTATGCAACCTGTTACTGGAGAGGGTGAGTTTGCCCCACAAAAAGTACAACAGATTGGTGTAAGTGCTGTTACCGCCCCACTTGGTGAAAAAGTTGTTGCTGCCGCTGGTCGAGTCTTAAATCCATTAGTTTCTAAAGCAGAACAAACCATGCGTGATCTTGGCATTACGCCAACCACAGGACAAACTTTAGGCGGTCAATTTGGAACGCTTGAAGAATTTGCACAAAACTTGCCTTTGATTGGTGAAAGCATTAGCAATGCAAGGCAAAGAGTTTTATTTGACTTTAACAAAGGAATAATTAATAAAGCATTAGATAAAGTAAAAGACAAATTGCCTGCCGATGTGGTTGGCAGAGATGCAATCAAATATGCTTCAGATCAGGTATCTGATAAATATGATGAAGTATTGTCAAAGATGTCATTTGATTTGGATTTTGCAACAACAAGCAATATTCTTTCATCATTGAGTAAAAATACAGCTTTGTCTGCCGATCAAAGACAAAAAGTTTCTGAAACATTGAATAATATTGTTTTTGGTAAATTTTCTGGTCAAAAATTAGATGGTAAAACATTTAAAGGCATTGAGTCTGACTTGCGTAAAAAAGCTAGTGACTATTTAACAGGAGGTACAGCTTCTGAAAAAGAAATTGGTGAGGCGCTCAGTGGTGTTTTAGGTGTAATGAAAAAAGAATTGTACTTTCAAAACCCAAAACAAACACCACAATTGCGTAGAGTTGACAGTGCTTACAGTGATTTATCTGTAATCAATATTGCTGCCGCTAATTCTGGAGCAGATAGTGGTGTGTTTACCCCAAAACAATTTTCAACCGCTGTTAGACAAGCTGACAAAACAAGAAATAAATCAGCATTTGCCAAAGGTACAGCAAAAAGCCAGCAAATATCAGATGCTGGTGTGCAAGTTCTTGGGAATCAAGCAGGTGCAACATTAGAAGGAAATATTGCCACTAGAGTTGTTGGTGGTTATGGAATGTTGACAGAACCAATAATTGCTGCTGGTTTAATGACTGGTGTTCCAACTATGTACAGTGCTGCTGGACAAAAGGCTTTGGATATGGTGTTGCGCTCTAGACCTGATTTAATGAGGCAAGCTGGTGGTATGTTGACACGAGCATCTCCTCAAGCTGGCGCTGTATTGGCTCCTAGCGTAATAAATCAATACAACAGAGCCGAGCGTATGCCTCCACAATTAAGATTTCCAACAGACTTGGAGTAATCCATTGATCCAATCTCTATTTGTCTTCTTGCGGCTGGTTTGGTTAAAAACATCCAAGCTGGCTGTGACCTCTATAAGCAAGCTAAAGAATCTTTTGTCGAGATCAGGAACACTGCTAATGAAGTTATTGCCATTGGCAAAGAGGTTAAAGGATTTTGGGGTACTCTGCGTAAACTATTTGGCGGTAGTCCCAAGCCTGAAACTGCAAAGTCTGTGGCAAAGGCTAAAA